CCGTTATGTATTTTACAATCTGTATCCTAAGTTTAATTTTACAGACCATGTTGTATTGACGACTTACGGTGATGATTGTTTGTGTAGTGTTTCTGATGATATACCAGCTTTTAATTATCAGAATATTCAGTCTGTGTTTGCGGAATCACGTATCGTCTGGACAGATGCGCACAAATCGACTGATCTATCTGGCAAGGGCTATGATACCATAGAAGACGTTAGCTTCTTAAAACGTTCTTTTAGGAGACATAGACTTTTAAACAGATGGGTGGGTGTTTTGGAGTTTTCTAGTTTGGCCAAGATGTTTTCAAACTATCGTGCGATAGCCAACGCGCACGATGCTCACACAGATGATGTGTTGGAGCAGAATCTAGCTACGTTCTTGCGAGAGCGTTATTTAGAGTTGGAAGAAGGAATAAGTGATGTCATTGAATTGACAAAACAGATACCTATTGGTAATGGAAAGTATGTACCTCACGAGTCCGTAGCAACAGTTCAAGCGCTGACGTTGTTATTCGAGAAGTTCCATGCTAGAAATTATGCACAAGGTACATATGTAGTGTCCGATGGGGATATTACAACACGCTCCTGTGAATATTTATTCGCAGAGTCCAATCTGATTTACGAATCTCCTAACCGCTCGAAATGGAGATTGACGAATGATTGGTCAGAAACGAGTAGCGGCCCTGCGTCTTTAGAGACCGGACGCAGGGCGGACGCAAATGATCTTACAAACATGAATTATGTAGAACCAAGTACGGTTAGTAGTACTCGCGCGACCCGGTGCGTAACCGGGCTTCAACCAGAAAGTGGACTAACGAGTTTTATCGACTCAGGAGGTAATGTGCTGGATATGAGCTCCTCTCTTGATTTGACTGCGTCCGCTAGTGTAGACAATTTGTCATTAGCTGAGTTTTTGAAACGGCCTGTGCGTATTGGTACATTTAGGTGGCCTTTGAATGGTGACGTAAATCTCAGATTTTATCCGTGGTGGTTGTACTTAACAATACCATCCGTGTTAGAAAAGATAAGAGGATTCCGGCATCTTAGAGGCAATCTTCATGTCAAATTTGTTATTAATGGATCTGCATTTCATTATGGCAGATTGATGGCGTACTATAGACCACTAACAAATGAATACACAACACCTGTGAGCAACAATGCTAATCGTGTAGTCGATATTATGCAATGGTCCCAACAGCCGAATATTCTGATGGATCCATGTACAGGAGAAGGTGGAGAAATGATTCTCCCATTCTTTAATTACGTGGATGCAATGGAATTAGCGTATGTGCAAGACGTCGTTAATATGGGTTCTTTGTACGTAGCATCTGTAGCTCCGTTGCGTACCGCAGGCGGCCAGCTGCAGAATTTGACTGTATCGTTATATGCTTGGATGGAAAATGTAGAGTTATTTACACCAACTATTTCTGTTCCATTTTCATTTGGTACACCACCCGTAGTAAACCCTGGTGGTACGTCACCTTTTTCGATACCGATAGGAACTCCTGTGGTAACACCCGCATTAGTACCACAAAATGACGAATACACAGGTCCCATTTCCCAACCGGCTTCTGTTGTAGCTAAAGTAGCCGGAATGCTAGAGGGAGCTCCTATCATAGGCGATTATGCAAAGGCCACGAAAATTGCAGCCGGCGCAACTGCCATGGTAGCCAAAGCATATGGTTTTTCGAGACCAATTGATTTGAAAGAACCCGGAAAGATGCGGTTAGTTCCTACTGGGGGTTTAGCTACTATGAATACTGTGGACACGAGTACTAAATTAGCAATGGACGTAAAGCAAGAATTGACAATCGATGCGAAGACTGTAGGTCTTACTAACAAAGATGAATTATCAATTCAATCGTTTGGCGATCGTATGACTATGATAGACAATTTCCAATGGTCTCATACTAATACAGAGCGCCTACGATTGTGGTATATGTCTATTACACCGATGATTTTCCGGTCGTTAGTTTATACTGATAGATTGGCGAGAGTAGGTCGTAAGGTAGTTACCACACCTCAAGCTTATATTTCACAATTTTTTAAGTATTGGAGGGGTGAAGTGTGTTTTAATTTCGATGTTGTACATTGTGGGTTTCATTCAGGAAGATTGAGGATTGTAGTTGACCCTGGTGCTTCATTGGGCGTATTTCTACCCGAGAATGACAATAAAGTGATGTCGTGGGTATTAGACATTACAGAAGCTTCTAATATATGCGTACCTTGTCCGTGGATGACAAACCAGAACTATTTGCGGTGTCACGCCACGGACGAAGGAGCATCTTTTCCGGCTATAAGTTCTCTGCCATTACCAGCTTACAATAGGAATACCCATGTGGGGAACATTAGTGTCTATGTGGAGAGCTTGCTGAGCGTACCTGATGAATTGGTATCTCCGGCATTATCTGTGATTGTGTTATGAAGATTAATAATTTTGAGCTTGCAGTTCCCCGAGATACGGATACCATAGAACTACTACCGGAATCTGATATCTTATCAACACCATCTGACGTAGAGGTGGAACACAACGTAGGTATTCCCTCAAATTTCAGAACTACAGTATTTTTTGGAGAAGAGATAACATCTTTACGCCAATTAATGAAGCGGTACCAAAAGGCTGATCATTTGCGCCTTGGCACTAAAGATACCGCTCAAACAACACCGATACATCTGTATCATTCAGCAGTATATCCGAGTATACCATTGCCCAGGTACGCTGCTAACTACAACCAGTACTTTCCTAACACGTTTATGCCTATATCACCTACGGTGATATCTATGATAATAAAGTGTTTTGTAGGTTGGAGAGGCGCAATGCGATGGAAATACATGCATTATCCATTGTCTCGAAGTACCATGTATTCAGCAATCCCTACGACAGGTGAATTTCA